CAACCGAGCATGGGAATCCATTATACCACGAATATACTTTGCCAACGATTCAAAGTGTTTACGGCTCATACCTCAACTCCCTTCACTTCAGGTTCATCAAGAATAACACGATCACGGACCGCATTGTAGACTTTGATGGGTTTATCTAATTCAACATGATGGCTCACACCACCACCGTATTTTACACGTGACAGGCGCACGACACCAGCAACAGGGAACTCACCCATGTACATACCAATAACACGCTTACCTTCAAGATTCCACATAATTATATCCTATCAATAGTAGCAAACATACCACGGCCTTTTACAGCAGCAGCCACACGACCAATATTGTAAATACTGTATTTGTTATTTCGGAAAGTTTTTTCAGACGGACGGGGTTTTGCCATTTTAGCAACAACCACAGGCCCTTTGTAAGAAGCGTAGGCCAGACTCAATTCAGCAGCAGTAAACATCACCATCTCCATATCAATCATCACAGTGATATAGTATCAAAGACTGGCTGGAATGTCAAGTAATTTATTCCTCGGAGGAAGATATCAGGATGGCAATACATAACAAAATGATAGCACACTGTCCAATGAGAACAATTATCATTTTACTATGGACTTCTCCTTGATACAGATATAGGCACCGGTACGATCAGTGAATAGGACGCCATGGTATCGCTCACAGTGGTCCTGGGCGTCTAGGCGCTTGTCTCGGATAATTGTGTATGCAGTAGCACTTGCAATGAATAGTACAAGATAACTACTCCACACTATAATATTACTGGTATTATTCTTCAGTTTGTTCAGTAGGTTTTTCATCGCCACTCACACATACATCACCAACAAAAACATACACATTGGAATCAATGGACTTTTGTTGGAACAATTGATTATTATAGCACTTGTATGGGTCTTTGTAGTTTTGCGCCACATAGTACACACCATAGCCAATGCCGCCCATTATCATTAGAATTGGAAAGTATTTTATGTACTTTACTATCTCAGGCATCATGCCCAAGATTTTCGGTAACATTTCCAATAGTTGCTTCATTTTTTGTCTCTGGCCTTTACAGCATCAGATAACATACCCTTTATGATCAATAGCACACGACCTTTTTCCATCTCGGTCAGTGTTTTTACCAGAACTAATTTGTCATCGTAGGATTTTGCTTCTTGTAAGAATTCGGCTGGTACCGTCATCTTTTTCTTTTTGGGTCTGTGCTTTTTGAGTTCTTCTTTTGGATCGGACATATTTGGTATGGATTGGTTTATCACCGAATCATATCACTATTTATTCTAAATCCTTATACATCCATTCATATTCACGCAGCCGTTCAATTTCATTTGCGGCTTCTTCCAATAGATCAGCAATACGGTCAGGCTTACCCTCTTCCACTGATTTGCGTCCTGGTATTTGACGGCGTATCTCTGCTCGTTTGCGTAGGCGGTACACCAAATCGTATTTGTAGGTCATAATGCGTCTATGTTACTCCACACTTTCAGTTTTTGTCTTTTCTCTTGGCTGTATATTTGTAACTTTGTCGCATCAACCAAGTCATGTTCAACACACAAATCAATCATGCACTGTAGGTCGCCTAGTTCTTCTGCTAGCCGTTTCATATTGTCAGGATGATGGCCAAATCGGTGTATCTTTGATGCAATCTGAATTACTTCGGCACACTCTTCCTGTAATATCGTCAAAATCTCTTTCATTTTTTACAGTCTCCATTCACAATGGTAACATTGGTTGTATTTGGTGAAGTTGACCGCATAGCCCAATCATGTAGATTATCCCACAAATCAGGCTCACCTGCAAATAGAAATACCAATACTAATATCAGGACAATCATTCACTTTTCTCCTGTAGTTCTTTTATCTTTTGTTCTAGTTCTTCAATTTCACGCTGTTTATAACCGGCACGATACACTGAACGAAGTAGTTTTTCCAGTCCGGGTGTGAAAGCCAGTAGACTTGTCGCATATTCTTGCCGAATCGCATCAATTACTTTATCTTCATCAATCATTAGTTATTCCAAAATGTTTCAGTAGATTTTGTTTATCGGCTTGTGATCCACAACATGATACACATTCACGCACAATTGATTCTGCAAACTTACGGGCAGTACCACGCCAGATATCACTATGGTAGATATTGAAATTTGCATTTGCAGCCAATGCTTCAAACTTATCCTCAAGGTCTTTTACCAGTACAGTTTTGTATGCTTGGTCAAAGTCTGGAAAATCACTCATAATATTCCTTTATCTCACGCCAATGATTACGCTCGGCATGATACAACAGACACCAATCATCAATACAATTTTCGGGTGTCAATTCAAAATCTGGGCGTTTTGCTTCAATCATATGAGTAAACCATTGCACCCAAAATGCATCCAAAATCTCTTTATCTGATAATGTTTCGTGGTGAACATATATTTCACCCAATGCATTATGATCAAGATAGGAAATAGACCAATATTTCATTTCAGTGGCACTTTTTCTTTTGGACTCATCCAATCACCAGCAGTCTGTAAATCTTTACCAGCACCAGTCAGTAGACCAGCAGTAGTATTACAGCCAGTCACGATAATGGACAAAGGCATCAAAAATAGTATAATCAATTTATTCATTATTTCTCCATTGTTTGCGTAAAGATTGATACTTTGGGTGTGCAGCAGCAGTGCGCCGATACTCTAAAAAGATTGATGCAGACTCAGCATAATGGCATGTTGCATGGTCTTTTTCTTGTGGTCGCACATTACCACGCTCATCATATTTTTTACCAGAGTGATGATTTGCATATCGTCTTGCCCGTGTAAATCCCATCTCTAAAAACTTTCGTGCCATGTCAGCACCAATAAAGTCATCGGTATCCAAATAATCAAGGAACATGGCATATATTTTAGTCGCTGATATCTGTGCCTCACTCGGCGTTTTGAATCGCCAGTATTTACAAATATCATTTGTATATGGACGCACCAGTAGCACACCTTGCTCACCACGACCAATGCGGTACATCTTACGCACCGATGGTTTGGTGAAGTCTAGTATCTTATAATCCAGATTGTAATCAAACTCTTTCATTAGGCACAAACGCAGCAGATGCAACCCATAATTTACCAGTTCTGCCACATAATGCAGCACGTTCTGGAATACCTAATCGCATTTCACGGCAAGTTCGTTTTGAATGTTCACCATATACGGGATCATCATATATCACCGATTCTGAATGTAAACAAAAAGCCTCTTTATTGGAGGCTTCAGTAAAGTATTTGCAGTCCTTGCAAAGTTTCATTAGAACTCACCGTATGCAATCGCATCATTGTCGTATGAATTGGCGGCATACATTTGTAATTCGTGCTCTGCCCATGCAGCATCCATGTACGCTTCAAACTCGGCTTCAATATCTTCAGTCAGTGTAATTTCAGCCAATTCTTTGGCTAGTTCATTAATTTCATCTTCAGTCAAACCAGGGCCACTCATAACAATCTCCATATCAAAGAAACAAAAATAATTATATCAATACCGACAATCTTTGTCAAGTCAGCCACCTTTTGATTTTATTGTCTGAATAGCAAGTTCAATCTGTGGCCAATCTTCACGCTCCTCATATGTACCGACATAAAAACCACGAATTCTATTCAATCCACGCAACATATCGGCATTCCACACATATTTCCAATTGTAGTATAATCCCATCATGTTCTTGCGTATCACAAAATCTTCAAACTCTTTTCTTGTGCCCGCAACAATATAGAATGGCTCATCATACATCATTTTTTAGTCGTTCCAAAAGATAAATGGCCGCTATAATAGCGACCACACCGATAAAGGAAAAAAGATATTGTATCATCGTGGGTTGAATCCTAGTTCAAATTCCATCATCAACATTTTTGCGATATTGATATACTGACGAGCCCGTTCGGAATCGTTGACCGCAATCAATTCTTGTGCATCGGATAGATAACTTGCGATTACCATACCGGGACCAGAAAGTTTGTAGGTGAGTGATTCTTTTACATCTTCAAGAATCTCGTCTTTGTAATTACCGTATGCCTGATATTCCCACTGTAAATTGCTCATCACACACCCTTCATAGCTTCATAAACATATTCACGAACCGCAGTATCGGTCGCCTCTTCAAAGCCCTCTATCTCTGAAATTTTGGTAAGTATCTCACTTACACATTCCCAAGTATAGTTGTAATCTTTTGCCACAGATACAATCGCACCAATTACATGATTACCATTTTCTGTAAACATACCATAATAACTCATCACATTCTCCATTATTTGAAAACAATCAATGCCAACAATACACTATTGAAGAAGAAACCGACGGCGTTACTGATTATGTATAACTTATCGTTTCTACCCAATGCACGAATTAGAAACAGAAACAATCCACTCCATACCATCAACACCATGCTCAGTGGCGGAAGTCTATCACTGTACCCTAGGATCACACCAAGACTTGTTGGTAATGTCGCAGCATGAATCAACACCATACCGATCCAGCCACATGCTTCTGTTATATCAATTTTGACAATCTTACTCATTTCTTACCTTTCTTTCTCATCACATTGTCATAGTAACAGAGGACGGTAAGATTGTCAAGTATTATCGGCTAGGAGACTGCCTTTTTCGCCAAAGTGATTTCTTTTTAGCAACTTTTGTTGTCATTTTTGCACCTGTCTGATGATTCTGGTCTGTGTATCGGGGGTTACAAAGATTCTTGCACGATAGACAACACTATTGGTCATCAGGTCTTTTTGTGAGGTGAATTCTATACAATTTCTCTTTACTATTTCACGCACCATTTCCTGTATCAAATCTTTTTTTATTTCATCTTCAAAGTTTTTGATATTTGCTGATAGACCTGTTCGTTCTAATTCATAACTGTCCAATATTTTTTCAACTGCCAGCATTTGCCCTTGAATGGCATATTCTTTTGCATTGATGCTGGGCATCATTACATGTGTGGTTATTGATCCAACAGCAGGTGCAGCAAATGTACCACCACTACCACCTTTAATATTATTAATTGATACAGATTGTGTGCCTTGTGGCACTTTAACAGTTATGTCCATAATTGCTCCATAATAAAATTGGCCCGGCGTGTAGGAATCGAACCTACATTTATAGCTTAGAAGGCTACTGTTCTATCCATTGAACTAACGCCAGTTGTTGGTGGGCCGGGAGAGATTCGAACTCTCTATCCCCCGATTATGAGTCGGACGCATATACCAAAAATGCTTCCGGCCCCATTGTTGGTACGGGCGGAGGGACTTGAACCCTCAATCCTTTCGGCGCAAGATTTTAAGTCTTGTGTGTATACCATTCCACCACACCCGCTTAGTAATCATTTGGTGCATATTCAGGTCTTGGCTCTGTACGCTGTGGCGCAGATTCATCTTGACCTTGTAAATGCAAGCCAGTCAAACTATGTTCATCACCAATATATCCCTTCAAGAATGTATTGATAGCAATACTTACCCTTGTATCGGTACTTGTTGTTTGTTCTACGCTATGCGTCAAATATGATGGAAAAATAACGATATCACCGGTGCCAACAGAAAACCACCATGATGATGAATTGAATGGATTATAATTTTCTGTAGGCAAATCTATACGATTGTATTTGTCATTATAAAATGTAATACGATCTTTTTCACGATCAGTGCTTATGTAAATGCAACCTGATATCCAACTGTTTGGATGTGCATGTTTGTGATGATACTGGCCAGTTTTCGTGTAGTTCATCCATGATTGTGTAATATATGCTTCAACGTCATACTTTGGTGCACACACTTTTTCCATGTAATAATTTACATAAAATTGATAGTGATCACGGATATCTTTCATCACAGGATCATCAAGTACGTAACGATTGGCACTCGTCAGATTGCCAGTATTTTGTGTCGTTGATTTTGCAACTTCATCGAAATATTTTTTTTCTTCTTTTGTCCAATCACGGTGAAACTTTGCAAATAATACTGGTGTTGGAAATATACCACTGATATTTGGCTCAGGTAGTATCTTGATTGTGTTGTTCTTTTCTTTCATTTTCTTCCCTATCAATATCTAACCACAAATATGCTGCTGCTTGGTCAATCACACGTTGGGACCACATTTCTTCATTATCTAGCACTGGTACATCATATTCTGGCGCTAGCCAGGGTTTACTTGTATTTGCTTTCGAAGAAGTCATATGCTTTATTCTTTGCTTCCTCTAGTGATGCAGCAATTACTTTTACCCATGCAGTATCACCTGATATACTCATATCATAAGGCACTGGTCCGTCAAACTCAAAACCCTCTGGTATGAATACTTGAACTTCATACTCGGTAAGATTTTTGATGCGATTCATAACAATATCAAATTCGGCTTGGCTCATAATAATCTCCTTTGATATCATTATACACTACTCTTTTTACAGTGTCAACTCTTTGTGCAGGATTTCGTGCGCCCATAACGACAATTGCCTCATAATATACATTATCACCTTTACTCTTCTCTACCAATATGGCAACACAAAATCCTGCTGGGTTGGTAAAGCCCGTCTTACTTACCTGAACACCATCAATCTGTGACAAAATGGCAGTGTTCGTATTATGTAGAACAACAATTCTATTTTTGCGTTTGACCTGTGTCAAAATTGCTGCACTTTTCTTGGTTGATATCTCACGAATGTCTGGATAATATGCAGATGCAATTAACATTTGTGTTACATCAGATGCGGTGCTAACATTACCAGAACTCAAGCCAGATGGATCATCAAAGTGTGTGCTGAACATGCCCATCATCTCTGCACGAATATTCATATCACGGATAAATTTTTCACGACCACCAGGATAATCTGCTGCAAGTGTTTCTGCTGCTGCATTATCACTCTTTATCAATAACATATGAAACAATTCACCACGTGTATATTCACGTTTGGGCATACGACTGCCCGCTTTTGAACTCAAATACAATTTACGGTGCATGTCCATATTGTGATCTAGTGCCACCATTGCAGTCATTAGCTTTGTCATACTAGCCAATGCACGAACTTGATCTATATTCTGACCACGAATCATAGAATTCTCTGTCACATTTGTTACCATAATCGATAATGTGCCATATGTTTCAACTGCTTTTCTTTTCTCTGTGCGTGGCTTTGCATCTGCTGATTTGAATACCAAAAATACCAATAAAGAAAATAGTACAACCCACTCTGTAAGTGTGAAATGTTTGTTCATTTAAGTATTGCTGTAAAAAGATATGGCAGAGCCATAGTTGTGAGTAATAGTACGATATAAATTAGAAGTTCTTTGTACATTTGATTCATCGCCGTCTCCTTGGCGACAAATCATTACTTCAATTCATCGCCTATTTGTTTGATTGTTTTTTCGTACCCTTCACAGAGTTCCAAATAATATTGTGCTTCATTCCATGCATGTAATAACTGAAATTTTGCCTCACTCAAAACATCGGCTAATGCCCTATACCTAGTTCTTGTGTTATCTGGCCCATTTTCAATGAGTGTTAGCAAAACGTCAATCTTGTCAATTACGCTAACATCATCAATATGGTCAAAGTCACTGTCATCTTCGGTCATTGTTCGCCTTTTTCAAGTAAATTGATTGCATCTTTGATAAATCTTATCTCTCTGTTAAGTGCATCTCTGGCTTCATGTATTTCCAATAACTTTGCCCTCAAGCGGTCTAACTCTGTGTTATCCACTTGAGGCTTTTGTTTCGGTATAAATGTATATATCTCTGCCATGTATAAGATTATACTATTGAATGAAATAATTGTCAACTACCATTTTTCTGCACGTGACCATGTGATATCATACTCAGCCACATAATCGGTAACATCAGGTATGCCTACCGCATATTCATCTGCTTCAATATTTTCCCACTCTTCACCTTTACGCATTGCTGTAGATATGCGGGATGATTTAGCCCTTGTTGCTGCACCCTCTGGTGTTTGATGATACTCAATTAGTTTTTGTCTGCGAACTTTTTTATCTTCTTCGGTATGTACACGCACATTACCACAAGAACGTGAACAATATTCTCCACGCTTGGTATGTGTGGTGCCACATCTAGGACAAGTTTTTTGAATCGGCATACATTAGAAGTCGTCTTTGACGTTAGGCTGTAGTTTCTTTTCTATGTATTCGCATAGCCAATGACCTAAAATCAAATGTGCTTCTTGTATGCGTGGTGTGGATGTTGATGGTGCTGCGATATAATAATTGGCATAATCTTGCATGTATCTGGTTTTCAGTCCAGTAAATGCAACGTTGATTAGTCCACTTATTTTACCATATTTCATTGCTTCAAGTATATTCTCTGATGTGCCTGATGTGGACAAATAGATTGCTACATCACCTGGTTTTGATAGTGCCTGTAGTTGGCGTGAGAATATATGTTTGTAACCTAAATCATTTGAAATTGCAGTGATAACAGAAGTATCAGTGTTCAATGCTATTGCAGCATATGGATCACTTTGTGTCATGAAGTATGATACTAATTCACCAGCCAGATGTTGTGCCTCTGCTGCTGAACCACCATTACCCATGAAAAAGATTTTGTTGCCACGTTTCAATGCGTCTACACATTCTTGTGCAGCCATTTCTAATTCATTGAGTGGTGAAGGTATTGTTGCTGATGCAAACTCTATTGTTTTTTGTTCCAACAGAGTATCAATGACCGATTTGGTCTGTTTCAAAGAATCAATAATGTTCATAATGTACCTATGCTGATTGAACTATGTCTTGTGCGTTGCAGGTTGTAATGAAATTGATGTATGCTACGGCTTCTTCTTCACTGGTGTAATAACGAATGACTGTTTGACCTGTGTAACGTGAAATAATCGTCAATAAAATAAAGTGGTCACGATAGACGGAGAACTTGATCCACCATCCATTCCTGACCACTGGTTGCCAAAACTTGGTTTTACCTTCTATCTCAAGCCTTAGATTTTTTACTTTCTGATTTGATGATTTTCTTTGCATCTTCCGCTACGTTGTTATTGAGATTTACTGCCTTCTCTGTATATGTAGCAAAATGCTTTCCTGTAATGTCATCAAAATAGGTAAGAACGTGATCAATTACACACTTGTTGAGATCAATTGTTCTAATTGCGACATCCTCAGATTTACGCTGAATGTCATTCCATGTATAAAATGATGGGAATTGTGGTTGATTCAAAAACATTGTAATCTCCTTTTTTGGTTGAACTCTTTGATAAGCTGTTCTACGTCTGCTGCATTTTTCGGCTGTCTTGAACTGACGTATTGCTCAAGTTCCGATAATTGAGGCTGTGTAAGCCACTCAATAATTCGTCTAAACATACTGCACCTCCTTGTATACTATTATATAGTATTTTTATGATGCAGTGCAATATTTTTTAGGTGATCTTTGCGTATCTTTGCCGTGACCCAATCATTATAATATACCTCATCCAACAAGGCGTGGCGTGTAAGGATTTCGTAAGTTTCCCAATAAGCACATTCCGACTTAGACTTGCACAAATATAATATTGTGCGTCTGTAGTTATGTGCGCCTATTTCGGCAACTTCTCTTTTGAGTGTGTCGTTGGAACCGTAATACGTTTCCCAATCGGAAGGCTTTCTGATCTTTTTTCTTTTGCCGTTGACTTGCTTGTAACCAGCTTTGCTAAAGTATTTGCGTCCAATATATTTTCTTCCTGTGATAAGATTTTCTATTAGATACACAAAACCCAAATGTGTGCCGTCATCTTCAAACGGCACACCATTGTAATACCATGTCATAGTGGCTCATCATCTTCATCGTCATGAAGGTCTTGATCATCAAAGTTTTCATCTTCAAGTATTAGGTACTCACCACAAAATGGGCAGTGAGTTGGATCACTTTCAGTATACATCTCATTGTATGAAATGCTGAATTGTGACCCACAAGCTGAACATTCGTGCTGTAGCTTAATCATTAGTTACACCATGATTGTTTTGCTTCACCAAAGTATTCACGTGCAAAACCATTTTGAATCAATTGAGCACGTAGACTTTGACCATCTAGAATGATGTCTCCCAAAACACGACCACCAAACTTGTCCCACGAATAAAGAACCACTTGACGCTTAGTTGATTTGGCAACTGCTGCTGTGGTAAACTTTGTTGCGTTTTGTCCTCGTTGATCTTCACTTGGACATTGCGCTCGGAACCCCTTTTCAGGGGTATCAACTCCATAGATGCGAACTGCTAGTTCTGGTTTCAGTGGCTTTGGTAGAAATGGTGCTGCAATAACCACAGTATCACCATCATTTACACGCACGATTTGTGCATCATACATTACACCCTCTGGCGTCTTTGCTTGTACTGGTAAGAACAAACAAAGAAAAACATAACCAACTGCAATGTAAAACTTTGTCATAAACTTTTTCATATCATTTCCTTACAAATTAGATTGTAAACTTCATTTCTTGCTGTGTCGGGTGTTTCCATTTCAACTGAATAAGCACCGAATTCGTATGTTCCTCTGAATATCATGTTTTCCTCTGGGTCAACATACCATTCGTAGAAAATGTGCAGAATTGATTGTTTACAGTTTAGAACTCCGTAAGTATATATCTTGCTTACTTTGGTCTTTAAACCATCACTATAATATGGAGTTTTGTATGCGGTGATTGCGTGAAACTCATACATTTCTTTGTGGTTGTCGAACATTCCTTTTTCAAGATAGATATCCCACTCATCTCTTCCGACGCTGAGAATCCATTCTCTTTCAATAAAAGGAATTTTAGTTGTACCATCTTTTTGTTCGACAAAAGGTAGACGGTATTCTGCGGATTGTACTGGTAGTGAAAACAGGACAGCCATGATAAAGGAAAATAGGTGTTTCATGATACTCCCCTGAAACACCTATTTAGACTACTTTTATTAGAAACTCAGTTGACCTCTGAGCATTACTGCTTTATCACCGTTTACACGACTGCCTGCTGCACCAACAGGTGCGTCAAACTTAGTGTCCACATAGTTTAGCATGAAACGTAGATTATCATTGGCAAACCATGTAATGCCATATGTCAGTGACGTTGCTTTGTTTGTCTTGCCTGCGACCACTGCAATATCATCGGCATTGAACTCACTTGCACGTACACCAACTTGCCATGCACCCTTGCCACCTTTATCAACTGGATTGCTTGGCTTTACCCAACCGAATACACCATCTTTGTAACTATGGTTTTCACCCGTCAGATTGTACATTGCTTGAATGTAATAACCATCAATCTTTTGATCAGCACCTTTCGCAGGATCATATGTGAATTGAAACTGTTCACCTTGTAGTTTCAATGCTTTATATGAGTATGCTGCTTCAAGACCTTGGCGTGTACGATTTGTATCTCCACTCAATGTAGGACCTGTAAAGTATGCACTTTGTTGGCGACTTTCTGTACGACCACTTGCTGGTGCTACGCCACCTCTAATGTCACCTACACTGTATGCTGCACCAAGATGCATTACTGTGTCTTTGATCATAGCAAGTTCAGCAAAGTTTACTGTTGCACGACCAATTACATCAGTACCGTCCGCTGTGGCGCTCTTATTTCCTCGTCCACGACTGAGAGCCACGGCATATGTAAAACCAGTTTTAGGCACACCATGTATCATCACTCCTGTTTCTTTCGCAGGTATAAATTCACCTTCTGTTTGACCAATCAAACTGCGTTCCATAAAGTCAAGATTGTTTGAACTGGTCAACTGCTCAAGACTAAATGGCATTTTGAACAAACCAAATTGAAACTGCATTTCAGGATTGGCTGCATAGTTTACCCACATTTCATCCATAGTAGATGATGTTGATGCTGCACCTGTATCATTACCAAAGTTTGCTAATAGAAGATATTTGAAGTCTTTTGCAAATTGACCACGAACACCAAATCTTGCACGACGTACTTCTAAGCCATCTTGATACGTATCTGTGCTTTGACCTTTGGCATAGTCTGGTGTATAAGTTCGGTAGTCCATATGAAGTCTACCTGTAAATTGGGCAGTCGTGTTACCGTCTTTAGATTTGATTCCAAGTCCATTGCCCATGACTCCACCATCATCTTGTCTTGCAATTCTCCATTTGTTTGATTCACTAACATCTCTGTCAATTCTTTGTTCAACAAATTTTTTATTTTCTTCTTTATCCTCATATTCTTTGATTTTAGTTTCATACTCTTGTTGAGTAAGAATACCTTTGTCTCTCAGAATACTCAGAGTTTCTTTGTGACTATCAGCATATGCTGGAATTACTGTCGTAAGTGCAACAACAATAGCAAGTTTCTTAAATAATTTCATGATTTATCCTTATTTCCAAATTGTGTTACCATCAGGACCTTTTAGATCCTTTTTCCAGTTATCTTGTACTAACTTGATAACTGATTGAGGCATGTGTACATACTCCAAATCCTCACTCATCTTTGCACCGTTCTTGTAACTCCAATCAAAGAATTTAAGAATTGCTTTGCCTGTTAGTGCATCGGTTTGTTGCTTGTGCATTAAAATAAAACTTGCGCCAGTTGCAGGCCATGCATCTTTACCGGTTTGGTATGTCAGTAACAAATACATGCCTGGTGCATTTGCCCAGTCTGCATTTGCTGCTGCTGCTTTGAATGTATTATCGTCTGGTTGTACAAAATTGCCATCACGATTCTTCAATTGTGCCCATGCAATTTTATTTTTCTTTGCGTATGCATATTCAACATAACCAAATGCGCCTTTTACACGTTGAACATTTGCTGCAACACCTTCATTACCTTTACCACCAATACCTGTAGGCCATTTCACTGCTGTGCCTTCACCAACTGTTTTTGCAAAATCTGGATTTGCTTTGCTCAGATAGTTTGTCCAAATGAATGTTGTACCAGAACCATCTGCACGATGAATTACAGTGATATTCAATGCTGGTAAATTTACACCAGGATTCAAATCAGTGATTGCTTTGTCATTCCACTTTGTAATTTTACCAAGATGAATACCTGCAACAACATCACTCGTCAACTTTAATTGACCTGGTGCAACACCTTCAAGATTTATAACTGGTACTACACCACCAATGATTGCAGGAAATTGCATTAGACCTTCTTTGTCTAATTCTTCCGGCTTCAATGGCATATCACTTGCACCAAAGTCAACTGTCTTTGCTTTGATTTGACGGATACCGCCACCCGATCCGATTGATTGATAATTGAGTCCTATGCCTGTTGCTGATTTGTATGCTTCAGCCCATTTTGCATAGATTGGATATGGAAATGTCGCACCAGCACCGGTTAAATCTGCTGCTGATGCGACACCTGTGAATAGTAACAACGATAATAATAGATTCTTCATAATATCTCCTATAGGAATTGTGCGATTGCACAATATCACACTTATCTATTTTTTTCAAGTTTTTAAATAGAACTGTAACAAAACTGAAATCGTTTTGTAACAATTATGCTGCTTTACCCCACACTGTTTCCCAATTTCCTGTTAGTGCACCCTTGGAATAATCTGTTGCACGATTCTCAAAGAAATTGGTATGTGTTGGTGCATTGATCATCTCTTCAACCCATGGAAGCGGATTCTTCTTGACCTTGAATACGCCTTTAAGACCAAGAGAAATGAGCCTGCGATCAGCAATGTAGCGTATGTATAATTTAACGTCATCAGCAGATAGCCCATCAATACCACCCATAGCAAAAGCAAGATCGATAAACTTATCTTCGAGTTCAACCATCTTTTCAGCAATGGTATAAATTTTTGATTTGAGATCATCATTCCATATCTCCTTGTTCTCTTCGATATATGTGCGGAACAACTTGATCATTGACTCTGCATGTTGTGTTTCATCAACGATTGACCATGTAATGATTTGACCCATACCACGCATTTTGCCTTGTCGTGCAAAGTTCAATAACATGATGAAAGAACTAAACAATTGCATACCTTCAGTGAATGCTGAGAATACTGCAATGTGTGCTGCCGTTGATGCTCTGTCGCCATTCTGTGAACTAACACTCAAAACATAATCGTGTTTTGAGCGCATCTCTTCATACTCAAGAAACTCTGTGTATGTGGTATCTGGCATACCAAGTGTTTCAATCAAATGTGAATATGCTGCGATGTGTAATGCTTCACGTGCTGCAAAACCCAATAGCATCATTCTTACTTCAGGCTGAGGGAAGTAAGGTAGGTAATTATTAACATAGCCACCTGCAACATCAATGTCGCCCTGAGTAAAGAATCTGAAAATATGTGTAAGAAAATTCTTTTCGTTTTGTGTAAGTTTATTTTTCCAATCCTTAACATCCTCAAGCATCGGTACTTCAGTGTGTAGCCAGTGTGATTGTTCATGTTTTAGCCAACTCTCGTATGCCCAAGGATATGCAAATGGTTTGAATGATGTTCTTTCGTCTGTTAGTCTTATTTCTTGTTTTTTAATCATTGATGAATGCCTCTAGTTCTTGTTTTGTTTTATTGCCTACTAATCTTTTTGATGGTACATTATCTTCTACAATTACAAGTGTCGGTACACCACGAATGCCAAACTCTACTGCTAATTCGGGTTGTTCATCAATATCAATCACTTCAATTGGTACGTTTGTTTGCACATCTTCCAATGTTTTTGCTAACATCTTACATGGTCCACACCATGATGCTGTAAATCGTATTACCTTTTTCATCGACCTTGACCTCTGTATTTTTTATGTGAACGTTTCTCATGTTTATTCATTGATGCTGTTTTCTTTTGACCACCTTGTTTGGTGCGTTTGAATACAGACTTATGTTTAGATACACCAACTTGCTTTGCCATATTATCTCCTATTCATACATTACAGTTTCAGTGTCACCCAAAGACCATTTGGGCTTTTGCTCAACCACATACTTCTTAGTACAAACCTTAAAATCTGGAAACTTCAATTGTTTGGGATTACTTGCTGCATCTAAGAACAAGCAACGATTATTTGGTTGTGCTGCATATTGACCGTTATACAATTCAATGAAATTGAAACTTTTATGATCTTCTGGCCATTCTGCATAACTTGTATCTATAATATTCAAGTCTGGTGCTGAATGATCCACTGTGAACATGTAATTGCCTTCATAAAACTGTTTGTCTTTGGCATAAAACTTACATGTGAGATTGCGAAGAAATGCTTTCTGTATCACAGTGAAATCATAACTGAAACAATCCCAAATTTGAAGTGTGTCTAAAGGTAAAAAATCTTTTGGTAGATTATTCGTTCTGCTAACAAATGCATGTAATGGTAGTTTATCGTAAAGTGCGCCATAGTTTGGTAAATATGCCTCTATTCTGAATGCTTGACCTCTGATACTTTTGATTGTGACCCAAATACATGGCTCATATTCACCATGACCTTTTTCAAAGTCATATAGAAATTCTTTGCGTATGTAACAGTGTACTGGTGGTATGTTTGCTGCTAAGTGTGCCATTTTTTCTCATGTAAGTGAAATTTCATTCCGATGTACGTACCCACAAATGCTCCTAATACTGCTGGTATTATCATCTTATTGTCATTTGTATAGTTGATGATAGCCACACCACCTAAAAATGTAATCAGTGATGCCCATATGCTTGCTGCAAATGGCTTATCGTTTTGAACTGATTTAAGTAATTGAGTATAAACAATGTCTGTTACGAGCATACTTAAAAAAGTAAATATGTATGCCCACATCACTCTTTTTTCTCTGCGGGCTGCACTATTACTGTTTGTGGTGGCTCAGGCCAAACTTTGTCTTTGATTGCATTGGCACCAATCCAGCCCCATGCACTAAAGAAACCCCACACGATCATGTCTAATATCATATTATTTCTCCATTAGTCTATTCACAAATTCACTCAACAATGCATGGTGTCTCTCTTCATGCCAGTGTTTATGTAAATAAGGTTTGTCGTACCAATACTCTTCTGCTTCTAAATGTGGACCTATAAGTCCAATTTTATTTTGTATGATCGCTGCTGCGTCGCCGTTTTTGTATCTTGCAACGACTTCGAACTTTGATTCATCTCCGACAAATGCAGGTCCATCGTAAAAGAAGAATCTGTCTGTGTTGCCGTTCCAGTTACATTCCACTGCTTTGCTGTAGTATCTTTTTGTGCAAGTGTTTGGACGACGGATATATTGTTCGGGTTCGCAGCCATCCATAAGATTGAGATAATGCCTGCCAGCCCAATAAGCGCCCATACAAATTCCGAGAAATCTGCCACCATTCTGTACGTATCGTCTGATACTATGTTCATGATATTTAAACAAAATATCGTAGGTATCAGAATCACCAACACCGCCAGGAAAGCATACACAATCCACTGAATCAAAATAATCGTCCTCAACTTCATGTTTTGTGAACACCTTATAGTTATAGTCTGGCCCTAGTGCCTTGATTACACCATTTACTGATTGCACTGAACAACGTGGATGCTGCACAAACAACGCTATGGTACGACTCATTTTTCTTTTTTATCTTCCTGCTCCTTTTTCTTTGGAGGTTGAACAGGTGGTTTTTCCTTGTATGTTGGTCTTTTTGGATGCGGCTTTGGTTTCTTTGAGTTTAGTTCGAATGTCATTTAGCCCTCACACGCTAAACAGACCTCCTCAGTAGCCAGTTGTTTCAAATCAATTTCTTGTATAATCTCACGTTCAATCTTTTTGGATACCTTGTCGGCCTTTGCAAGTTTCTCTGAACGGCAGTAATACAACGTTTTCAGTCCTTGTTTCCATGCCTGAAAATGAACTGCATGTAAGTATTTAACATTCACATCAGGTCTAAAAAAGAGGTTAAGGGATTGCGCCTGGTCAATGTAATGTTGTCTGTCAGCGGCGTGGTCCACAACCCATCGTTGGTCAATTTCCATACCAGTTTTGTAGACATCCTTGGTCCATTCATCCAAGAAATCCAAGTGCTGGACGGAACCGTCGTTTGCAATGATACTTGACCAGATTTCTTGATAGTCCAATTTAGAGTCGGCATCACATTTCTCCTTGATAATTTTATCCAAGAATTTATTTTTGTTTAGAAAAGCACCAGATAATGTATCCTGTCTGTAAGCATTAGCACGATAAGGTTCAACGCTAGGAGAAGTGTTGCCCATGATGATTGAAGAAGATGCATTGGGGGCAATAGCCATAACATGAGAGAAACGCTTGCCAGTACCACTTGCGTCAGGAGCCTCTCCTCTCTCATTGCCCAATTCCAAATTTGCTGCATCTAACTTCTCCTTGATATGTTTAAATACTTTGTTGTTCAATGATTTTGCAAGCGCCGATTCAAACGCAATATTGTTCTTTTGTAGAAGAGCATGATAGCCAAGAGCCCCCACACCAATGCTGCGCTCTTGTTGAGCAGAGTACCTGGCTCTGTGTATAGCATCAGGAGCATTGTCAATAAAATACTGAAGTACGTTATCAAGCATCTCCGCCAAGTCCCTAAGAAAAAGTTTATCGTCTTTCCAATCATCATAATACTCCAAGTTCACAGATGAAAGACAACATACTGCTGTACGTTCTTTATCTGTAGGTAAAATAATTTCACTGCATAGATTTGATTGTCTAATGCTCAGACCTTTTTCTTTCTGAAATTCTGGCATCAAACGATTTGATGTATCAATGAAATGAATGTATGGTTCAGCAGTTAGCATACGTGTTTCAAGTATGCGCTGCCATAATTCACGTGCTGATACTTTGTCTTTGACTTCACCTGAATGCGGGTCTTTTAGTTCCCATGTATCATCAAAGTGTGGATCAAGCATTGCTTGTTCAATGATGTGCATAAAATCATCTGTGATATTGATACCATGATGTAGATTCAGTGTGCGTAAATTAGGATCACCAGTTGGTTTACGCATTTCTAAGAATAGTAGAATATCAGGATGACTGATATCCAAATAGGCAGCGTATGAACCACGGCGGGTACGACCTTGTCTATATGCCAAGGAGGAAGCATCATAGGTACGAAGATGAGGCATAATACCAACAGATTTATCATCAGCAGAACGAATACCCAATCCAATGCCAACACCTCCGCCTAACATCGAAAGCCAGTTGACTTCTGAAAGAGTGTTGACCAAACCTTCTGCACTATCATCCAAATAAGGGAGAAAACAGCTAATAGGCAAACCACGCTTGCTACGACCAAAGCTAAGAATAGGAGTAGAGTAACTAAGCCAATGCTTAGAACTATAATCATACAACCTCTGAGCATGATCAGCATTAGATGCAAAGGCTGCGGATACAAATGCAAATCTTTGCTGAGGACTTGTTTCGTCCTCACGCATATATGATTCTTTAAGTCTTTTGATTCCGAGTTCATCGAACAGTTTATCTCTTTCTAAGTCTATTTTGATGCTGCTGATATCTACCATCTTATCTCCAATATTATTGTTCTAGTGCTTCTACTACATTTGGAAACTGTTCTTTAATAAGTTTCCAACATGCTGCTGCTAATTCCATGTGTTCTTTTTGTGTGCCATTTGCCATACGCAACTGACAATAATGAATCCAGCTACGCAAGGTACCATTCATATACAAACGTGATTGAATATTGCCTTCAGGTAAAACTACACGTGCCTGTTCTTTTGCAATACCATTTTCAATAGCCCAATCATAGGCATTTTTAGCTTCTGCAATAAGATTGATCTGTTTGATCTTCCATTCAGCTTGCAATTCTTTATCATCAGTTTCGATACTGTTTTGTCTGTTCTTTGTGTCTTGCAATCTTGCTTCACGCAACTCAAATCCCAAATCTTTCGTTGGATCAGCATAACGCTGACTAAACTCCTGAAAAGAAAAACTACGATGACGCAAAATCTGTCTTGCGATATCTCTAGTTGTTTCTAGTTCCATTACGACATTGACCATTTCAAAAATTGACCAATGTTGGTTGTTGATACAATACTTGATTAGTTTTGATGGATCACTATTTGATCTTTGATTGGCTGGATTTGAAACACGTGCCATATACACAATCAAATCTTGAGCAGTTTTATGTTCACCTTTTGGTGCAGTAACACCAATAATTTTTGCTTTCATTATTTCATTCCCTTATTCCAATTATCACCCGGACAGTCTTGACTTCTTTTTCTTTCACCTGTAATGCTATTTGTCCACCAAAATGTATTTCTCACATAATTACTACCACTTTTTAGAGGATCGTGCCAACCTGCTTTTTTTTCTTTAGATTTTATACCTGCTTTTGATGCGTTTTGTTTTGATAGAATAGGATCAGCATTTATTCTATGTAATCCTATTTTTTTTTCTTTGGTTAGAATGCCTACTTTTGTGCTTATTTCTCTGCGTCTTTCTTCAGTCATCAATTGAAAATTATGCCTACCCTCAGATAATAATTTCTTTTGATGTTCAGAAGCACATTCGGCAAGCAATCTTACTTCTTCTTCACTTCTATTCATTCTCATCAAAATAGCCTGTGCCGCTCCATAATCATTTTGTTTTTGATGTATTTCTAAATGCTGTTCTATCGTTACTGCTAATAGATTGTTTGGATCATTGTTGTCGTGGTTACCATCTATATGATGAATCTCCATGTTTTCTGGCAACTTTTGACCATTATAATCTTCCCATATTTTTACATACTTTTTAGACATAACACTGGACTCCTTTTGAGTGACAATGTTATTTAGTGTTTTTTATTCTTCAACTCCGAAATGTTGTTTAATTACATCTGCCGCTAAATGTGTATTTCTATCCATCTCCATGGCTGTTCTATTCTTATTAGCAATCTCAATACATTCCCGAACAATCAACTCAGCGAAATGATTTACCATTACTGATAATTCTTCACTATGACCAGCAATACCTGTTGGGTTTTTACCTACATACTCTTTAATATCTTCTGGTTTAATATAATTCATTATTCAACTCCAAAATATTCTAAAATAACATAGTCGTCTACTACCAACGAAGCACATTCTCTGACAATCAACTCGGCAAAGTTTTTACACTCAGGCATATCCCAATGTCCTATGCCAAATGCATCTTCCATATATCCAGCCTCAATAGCCAGTTCCTTGATTCGTTCGTTCATATCATACCTTCTTCCAAAATGTAAATTTAGCTATAGCCTCAAGACCATAAAATGTATTACTATCTATGATTTCCTGGATTTCGCCTGTTGAAAAACCATTTAGTACCATCTCATTGATGTCTTTGCCTTCAATATTATCTGGCCAAATGACGACATCATGATTTGATTTGATTGCATTTTCAATCAACTTGCATACTTCTTTATTTCGTGGTTCATTATCAAATACAAGCGTAATTTTTTCTGCTTGAATATTTTTCACCGTCAGTGCAAGATTGGCATCACCAGATGCCACACAATTATTCAAAAACAAACTGTCAAGTGGACCCTCAACAAGATATACTCTCTTCTTCAAATCAGCTCTGTCCATGCCATAGATCAACTTGTTTGTTGAATCATTGGTGCGTAATGTAACATAACGAAGTTTGTAACTACTACTCTCTAATGCACGACCCGATAATGCAATCAATTCATTCTGATAATTATAGAATGGTATAACCAATCGTGCATCTTCTACAAGTTCTTTGCCATGATCTGGAATCAGAGCATCACAAAATTCTTTATAGTTAGATGTGAATAATAACTTATCGTAATGTTCTTTAGGAAGTAAACGATTCTCTACGTATGTTAGACAAAAATGTCCACTTGGTAGATTACTGAGCCATTCCCCATGTTCAAATACACGGCGCTTTTCGATGTGACCAAATTTGGGTTGGCTGGTGACGATTCTTGGTGCACTTTCAGGCTTCCAGTGATACGTGTTGGATACACCTGTGGTTCCCGATTTATACTTTTCGAGTACATACTCTCCATGTATTGATGGGTCAACATGTTTGAGGAAATTGGCGACATTTGTTCCTACTCCGCAGTTATGACAACGATAGAAAAGATCATTGCCCTTGGCATACATGTAGCCGCGGGCTTTGAGTGTATTTGTTTTGGAATCGCCACAATAGGGGCATGAAAAATTCCACAGATTTGTATTCTTCTGCTTGAAATTACGCAAGCGTGAAGAAACCAATCTCACATATTTTGAGTCAGTTGAAAGTGCCATGTTCTCATTATATCAGTGTTTCTCAAGTGTGTCAATTAATTGAATAATTTTACTAGGTAGTCCAGTCTGACGTTTGATACTACCCATGCAACAACTACCACTCCACCAGCTACCATCCATTTCCATTTGGATAGTGCTTGAAGTTCTTCATCTTCTTTTTTGTTATGTTCGGTAATATGGTCACGTAATGCCTTGAACTCATCCATTATTCTACGCTCGGTAAGTTCAATCTTATCGGAAAGATTTCTGTCTACCGTGGTAATACGTGAATGAAGTTCTTTGATGTCGCTTGCAGTTTCTTGTTTTCTTTTGTCCATGTCGTTATAAATCTGATTGACAACGGAGTTATTATTATCTGCAAGTTTCTCAATGACACGATCCATCTTCTCACAGAGGTCTACAAGTGTGTAGACCTTTTCTCTGAGAACACCGACCTCTACTCTAAGTGCTACATCTCCGTCCATTATTTCTTCTCTGGAATCTTTGTTCCTTCTAGTTTTTTGTGTACTTTGATCGTCTTGCATACTTCTTTTTCTTTTTTAGTCTTATTGTCAAATTCTTTGACACATACTTTTTTCTCTTCAGCAGCAAAAGCGGCATTTGTCAGAGGAGCAAACAACAGGAATAAAACCATTCCTAAGACGGCAAATTCTTTTTTCATTTCTTTTCCTTTGATATAAATTTTTCTGATGCCGTAAAGCCCAAACCACCAAGGACGATATACATTATAGCATCAAACGTTTGTGGATTCAATTTCTTTTCATAAAACACTTCGGCAATAAATCCAATAGCAAGAAGAATGAATGCCAAAAGGGTAATCACTCTCTTGCTACTGGGATTGTTTTCACCCTCACCAGACAACATCTTGACGATGAAATTTATCATAGTTCAGGATGATCTGGTTGTTTAGGTGCTTCTTTACCACCAAAGCCTGCTTCTACTGATGGTGCAAATGCTGCTACTGCTGCAACTGGTGCTGCAAACGTTTCTGCACTGCTAGTTGAAAACGATGCACTAAAACCGCCACTTGGTGGTAACGATGGTGGTGCTGGTGGTGGTGTATAAGGCTTATTTGCAGCATCAAGTGCTTTTGCTCTCAAGTCTTTGTCATCACCTGCTAACATGATACCTGATAATGTACCTGTCAAGAATGTAGCAATAGGAATAATTAGTTCAAAG